CATCGAGGGTGCGTTGCCTGCTTTGGCAGCACACACTGTGACCCAGCCAGTTGCGGAAAATGCCATGATTAACCTCCTAGATTAAGATTCGCGGCAGACAATCTTGACGATACCTTCATCGTCAATCGCCACAGCACCAGCCGAGAACATCGATGCGATCAGGAAGGAAGTCTTCTCTGGCACATAGTTGATCTCCGTTTTTGGTGCAATGCCTTCTGCCAGACCAACTGCATCCTTGTGGAATGCAAAGCAGGTACGGTCGTTTGAGCCATCCTTAATCAAACCACCCTCAGTGCGGTCACCCAGAACGTGGAAGGTGAAGCCCAAGAATGTGTTGATTTCGCCCTGAACCAGCGCCTTGACAGTGTTAAAGTCAGACGAGGTAACAGCAGTCTCAGACAACAGCGAAGCCAAAGAACTTGCGTGGATGATGATATGACGGCCATCCATAGGAACATTGTTTGCATTCAGCGTTTGAGCAGCAGAACGCAGTTTGGCAACATTCATATTGGTATCAGAACCGCCGATGTCATTGCTGACCGAAGTTGCGCTCGATGCAGTCAGAGCGTCCAGAATCAGTTGATCCTGACGACGACCGATTGCGTTTGAGACAACTTTGACCAACTCACGACGCTCGTCGAAGTTGACCTTAGCTTGCATAAAGATGTCCGAATACTCAGCAGCGATATAGTCGCTCAGAGTCGCGGTCACTTGCGAGTAGGTAACGTTCAGAGGAGTAACGTCAGTTTGAGGGATACGGACTTGAGCAACGCCCTTGCCGATCTTAGGGAATTTGTAAGTTGAACCTTCAACACCTGAACGGATACGGACAGCCGGACGGAGAACCGCCGAAGCCTGATAGGCTTGCTTAACTTCCGCATCAAACAGGGTTACAAAGGCTGTAGACAGATTAATAGCCATTTTGTTTACCTTTTGACAAAGTTATAAAGAGGTTTCTCGCTGTCGGTGAGCCGGGAGCCGGGCCGGTTGCTTGCAGTAGGATGCCAGCCAGTTGGGTACAACCATCTGAGGGTCGGTAATCTGATATGCCTCGGATACATATTGTAATCAGGTTTGTCTATCGCGCAAGTCTTTTTGATAGTTTTTTGCAAAAAAAAAGCCCCGAGCCATGTCGGGGCAAACTCCGTGGAGGAGTGGAGACTCCTATTTAACCATATCGTTTCTGAAACAGGCGCTCTACTTTCTGGCGGTAAGCTGGATCAGTTTCGTACTTAGGATCGCCAACCATAGCCTGCAACTCAAGATCAGACATCTGGCCTTCAATCGGCATCGACTCTGTGGGGATACGGCCTTCGTAAGCCTCCCGAATCTTTGACAGAGCCTTAATACCACGGGCTGTACCACCCATGATCTTGAACTCCTCAAAGTCTTCAGCCGACCATACGCCCTTGTTGACCAAGCCTCTAGCCCAGTTGACCATGCCATTGATAACCGCATCGGCATTCGGCCCTAAAGCCTTGCGCTCTGCTTGTATGTCAACGTCAGGAACGCCTATTGCATTTTCTGCAATACCTCTAAGTTTCGTAGCTATATCGTCAAATGCTGCTTGGGATACGCCGTTTTCAGCAGCCCAGTCCTTAAACATCGGGACAAACTCAAGCTGCTCTGCGTTCTCACCAAACGCTGAAATGTCGTACTTGCCTTCCGGTGGGGCTTTGTGTGCGCCCTTGGATACCATCTTGCGAAGGTCTTTCCAAGACTTAGCCATGCCCTCAAGGTCTGGTTCGTTGTTGTCTTTATTCCAAAAGTTTTCAGGCCACCAGTCAGGCCGGTCTACTGGCTCGTCGTCGGGGATGGATTCTGCGGCACGATGATCTACTGCCGCTGCTTCAGGGTTATCAGGAGCTTTGTCTTCACTGGCTTCTACGTTGTCAAGTAGGCCAGTGGACTCTGCTGCTGAATCACTAGGCTCGACTGCCGTTTCATTATCGCTCAAAGGTTCCTCGCTCTATGTATGCGGGACTCAACTTCTTTAACTAAAGAGCATCGCCCCTCTAAAAAATAGCCGTAGGAGGGATCGCTCCCCGGCCCCCAGCATGGCTGCTCAATAGTTATCTCTCGAAACCACTTGAGCAACTTTTGCCCTTCTTCTGTGCCAAAAACTCGTAAGCACAGCTTATCCATATCACTAGATTGTGGAGGTGCCATTGCTTCCTGCATTGCCTCCAGATCATCCCACCCTGCCATAAGCCTCCCTGTTTGGCACGATTACTCCATCTTCCTCTTCTGCCTGCTCTGTCGCGTGTATGCAATACCAGACGGTATCTGTCTGTGTAATGATGACGTGCGGCCTCTCTGCTTCTATTTCTATGCAGGCAGGAGCCTTGTAAAACTTCTGTTCCCCATCTATGTCTACAACCACTTCACCTTTTGCCAAGATAGATAGATGGGAATACGAGTGGACGTGCTGCGGAACCGCCCACCCTTTTGGCAAAAAGTATTCTTTCCCGTACAGCCCATCAGCAAAATGATGGCGCAGATCACATTCCACCCGGCGCTCCTTGCGGCTGTCCTTCCATCAGTGCCTGCTGCTGTCCTGCCATCGCCAATGCAGCCTGCTGTTGCAACATCATCTGCTGCTGACGCTCCATCAGGAAGCCACGCTCTGCCGCTGTATTTCTCACAGATGATGGGATGCCCAACTTGTCACCAATGTAGTCGATCAACTCGCCTGTCTTAACTGCCAGCATTCCCTCCTGACCCATTGTGGAGGTAAGCTGCATGAACTGGACGATGTTGTTAATCTCCTCCATGTTCTGCGCCATTGCCAGCGGAGCCACAGGAGAGACTTTGACCTCCAGACCATTGACCTTCAGTGGCATATTAATCAAGCCACGCTCGTCCATGACCTGCAAGATACGAGAAACCAGCGGGATCATCGTCTCATTAATCAGACGACCAAAGGCAGAGCCAAGGTTTTGAGCTAGTTCCTTCATACGCTCTACAACCTCAGTAGCAGAACGTGCCGACATATTGTCTGGTGGCAGGGACTCATCCAACAAAGTACGCTTGATGTTGGCACGAAGGTCGTTAATGACGATCTGGCTGACATTAAAGTCACCCGCACGAGGCAAGGCACGGAGTGATTCGCCCTGTGGGCCACCGTTCCGAGCTACTGGGATGACCGCACCCGGCACAATCTTGACTGTCTGAGGATTCAACACACCATCGTCAGCAGCGGTGTAGACACCAGCCACAGCCAAGGAAGCATTCTTCAGTAGCAACTCAAGGGTTTTGTTCAGTGTCTTGATGTCTGGCATTGCTGTTAGCAGTGGGCCACGACCGTAGACCTCACCTGCAATCTTGGAGTAGCGGCTAATGACCCAAGGAGAGGACAACATACGGCGGTAGACGACTTCCTCTTTTGTCTTTACCTCTATAACGTGATAGCACCAATCGCCACGCTCTGCGTCATAGATAGTGGCCTCCAGCAGATCAATGTCTTCTGTTGGCTTGCTGTCGATCATCTGCTCCAAGTAGTCAGAGAATACAGCGTCTTTCCACTGCTGCTGGATGGCCTCTGCCTTCATACGCATACGGCGGTAAATCTTGTCTACAGTACCGTTTGCGCCTTCCTCATACGACACGAGGAACATGGGAACTGGCGTAAAGTTGATAGGCGAGATGTCATCACCCGGCTGCACCATCATGCAAGCGGTACCAACTGCCAGATCCAGCAGGAACTCACCAATAGCAATGTCAAAGTTCGACTGCTTGATGACTGCAAACATCTTCTCCATGTACACATCCATGATGGCCTGTGCTTGGTCACGCTGATCGGCAGGCACATCGGTGCCGGGTTCTAGTCTGCACCACTTACGCTGTGGTGGGAAGATGCCAGACTGAAGACGATTGGCAAACCGCTGAGTCGAGTTGATGGCTGTTGAGTCAAAGACCCGCGACATCTTCTTCGCGCCCTTGGAGTTCCCGTCGTAGTAGCCGTAAAGCTGGCGTTGCGGCAAGGCAAACTCATAAGCATCGGTGTACAAGGACTCAAACAAATCCTTGTCTCGCTGCGCTTTCTCGGCACGGCGTAAGATCTCATCCGTCGGCATCTTCTTGCCTTGGTAGACCTTCCTGCGAGTACCCTTCATGTAGGACATCTCAGCCATTATTTCAGCCTTTCTTTCATCAGCATTGAGCGATCAGCACCACGTTGTGTCGGCATTGCATTTTTACTGGACTCTTGCTTTGCAGTCCATTGCCTTGCTTGGTCAAAGGTTGATAATCCAATATCATCAGGGTCTTTGTTGTACTGCCGCATAAAAAACTCTTTCCACGCCGTCTCATGTTTTGGAGATTTCAGCATCTTATCTCCAGCAGACGAAGGCCAATGAGGTCTGTTGTCGTGTTTACTAATGACCTCTTTTACACCAGCCTTCCATGCGCCGCGATAGTCATAATCCCCCTGTTCAGACAACATATCGATGACTCTGTTATTGTCAAGTTTTGCAGGGTCAACCTTGTTTTCTGAAGCGATATCTGACTTAACTGAATTAAATAATTTAGTTCCTTGAATCCAAGTGCGGAATTTGGCCTCATCACCAGAGTTCAAAGTGGTGGGCTTCCAATCTTGGGAAGAAAAACTTTGATATTCCTTTATCCAATCAGCCATTATTCATACCATTCAATAAGGATATGGGCCATATGATTTTGCCCACTTCTATTTGTTAAGCGAAATAAGTAAGTCGTTAATGGTGCAAGTACATACTGAAACGAAAATGCAGCGGCTCCACCAGCGCCGCCACCAGAACCACCAGCAAGAAACTCACCAGTTAATGCTGTGCCTGTAGATGTTACTGTCGGATTAATTAATGACGCGCTTTGGCTTGTGCTGCCAACGGATCTATGTCGGTTGATTGCTGTAAATGGTGTGCCACCAGTTACAACAGCTCCTTCATATATTTCAAACTCAGCATCGCCACCACAATTAACGTCAAATACTAAATGCGGATTAATACCACTTGCCCAAGCAATAGCAATGTTGATACTTGCGTCATTTGCTAACTGGTTCGCATCACCATTTAAGTAATAAACGTAATATGCCCTGCCTTCATGCAGCCGTACATGATTAATATCTGCGACAATCAATGGAGAGTCTGACCCAGCTAGGATCATGTTCCCATTTTTATCTTTTTGAGCCAGCGATACTAAACGTGATTTAGTATTTAAAGACTCAATATTGACTGTAGTGACAGCCATCAGTCTTCCTCTTTTTCGTGTTCTATTTCAGCAGCCTTCTTCATATCCTCTGCGTTGGGCTTACTTCTGCCAGCCATCTTTGCAAAGAGCTTTGCTGCCTTACGCTGAAAAGGAGTGCGCTGCATAGGCATCTCTTCTTCTTTGTCTTTTTCTTCCCCGATGATGATCTTGATTTCCATTATTTAAGCCTTTTGTTTAGTGGCCTTACGAGCTTCCGAAAGCGCAATCGCTTGAGCCTGTTTAGGATCTTTAACCACCGGGCCACCTTTGCCAGAATGTAGTGAGCCAGACTTGTATTCACGCATCACCTTTTTAACTTTTTTATCAAACTTGTCCATTACAGTGTGACTCCTTTGGATAACATCGGTCTTGATTGCGATCTGCGTCCTACCGCTGACATCCGTCCTGCTTTACGTTCAGCAACTTCTCGCTGGAATCCTTCACCAAGAGACTTCTTTTTTTCTTCAATTGCAGCGGATTCTTGTTCAAATTGAGATAGATCAGCAGAAGCTGGTGCTTCTTCTGTAAAGGTTGGCATTTTATTTTTTCTATAAACAGCCAATCCTTCAGTCAAATAATCCGCATCGTTAATTTGGCTTAGATATCTTGTCTGACCATCTTCAGTAAAGTAATAATCTCTACTTTTTTTAACGGGCTTCATATATCCAAGTAGCGTTACTGGATTCGCTTTATAAGCAGCTAGTTGTTTATTGAACTCCTCAAGCCTTTTTGCATATTCGCTAGTTTGCGTACCACCGGCCTGCAAAGCAGATTGTTTTTTCTGATAAATGTCTTCGTATTCAGATGTCAGTGAGCCTAATTGCGATTGATATTGCTCTGCCAACCTAGCAATGTCGCGCTGCCTTGCTGTCGTTTTCTTAGCCATTATTAAATCTCCATTCCTGTGCCAAGCATTCCTAGTTCTGGGTTCAGCCGTTGCTCAGACAATAATGCTCGTTTACCACCGCGAATTCTTGCTCTCATTTTTGAGGATTCTTCCTGTCCCATACGGCGACGTTCGTCCTCAAGTTCCTTGGCAATACGAGTAGCTTCAGCTTCCATTGCGCCTTTTTGCTCGGCGTACTTAGCGGTTTCAGCGGCAAGACGCTCCTTAGCGATACCCGCCTGCTGTTGTTGAAGTTCTATCTGTTGTTGTGTTTGGCGCTCAGTTACTGCGGCCTCCCGTTCAGCAGCAGCACGGGCTTCTTTGGCTGATTTTCTTGCTTCAGTTGTCTGGTAGATGGAACCCGCCAGAACAGCGGCTGAAATCCAGAATGGCATACATCCTCCTTAACAAAACTTTGAGGGAATTGTATGCTTTTTACCCGACTATGCAAGCGTCATGCTATCTTGGAGATAGCAAAATCTTAGGCAAAGATGTCGAAGTCGGTATTGGCTACGCTTTGCTGGATAAAATGACCACCGGAACCCATAGGATTCTTGGTCATTCTGCGGTGTTCGCCCCCTCCCAGCAGTAGGTAGCCGAAAGCATCGCCAACGTGGGAGTGTTCGTTCTTGTTTGGAGCGTCTCGGAAGCGTTCTTGACCAGCGCCAACTGAGATCCGCTTGAAGTGGTAGCCGCCAGCCAAGGATTTACGCAGTAGCTTGCAGGACTTGTCAACTATCAAGCCGGGTTTTCCTTGGATTAGGCGCTGCATTGGGGCGGCGGCTGCTTCCCGGCGTACTTTAAAGTCGTTACTTGGGGTAGGCTGGGCGCGTAGCCCCAGTGTTCTCAGGTGGTCGAAGGCTGTAACCTCGTAGATAGCGTCTCGCTGCATACCGGCGGGGTCGCCCCAGACGAATATCTGTGCTTTGGGGAACCGGGCGTTCAGTTCACCCAGCAGTTGCTGACCGAAACGTTCCAGACCCATGTCAAAGGTGACGATCTCGTGGAGGACTTTCCATGTGCCAGCACTTGTCTTTTGTCCAATGACGGCGGCTGGGGTCAAACCGAAGTCGAGTCCTACTTGGATGGGCAGGGTTGGGTCGTAATCCAAGTCGGCGGACATGAGATTATCGTCGTACTCAGGCCAGACGGGTCTGCCTTCTTGGACGTAGGTGTATTTACCTTCGGCGTAGCAGCGTATCCAGTCTAAGTTTTTCCCGAGGAGCATTTGCTGGTAGTAGCCAGCGGGGAGGTTGCTGATGTTTTCAGCTTTAGGATTCTTTTGCCACCATCTTCCTGCGCTATAGATGCAATCGTTAGCCTCAGGATTTTCTGGAAGTTCTGCAAGATCAGC